TACTGTAATCGTTCTTAAAATTTTTGGAATTGATTCAACATCTGACACACAATAATAAGTAATTAGTGTGGGTCTTAAGACCCACACTTAAAATTAATTAGGAGATAAAATATGGCATCATCAGACCAACAGTTTTCCACAAGAACTTCTGACGGTAGATTTGGTAGAGCAACAGACGCAACAGGTTCATTTATTGGACCAGCTAGAATAACTTATATTCAAGTTGAAGGCGTAGCGAACAGTAATATCAAACTATATGATGGAACAAGTGGATCTGGAACTTTAGTATTCGAAGGTAATTGCGGAACTGAAGGACTAGACATTTATGTTCCAGGAAATGGTATCAGATGTAGAACTGGAATATATTTAGATTTAACTAACACTACTTCAGTTACTATCGGATACACTGGCTAAGGAGTTTAAATGGCAAACACTACTTCAGGAACTGCTACGTTCGACAAAACTTTTGCTATCGATGAGATAATAGAAGAGTCTTACGAACGATTAGGCATGCAAGGCGTATCAGGCAATCAATTGAGATCTGCTAGGCGTTCGCTTAATATAATGTTTCAAGAGTGGGGCAATAGAGGACTTCACTATTGGGAAGTAGCAAACAACTCTCTAACTTTAGTAAATAATCAAGCTGTGTACACAATGTATAGAGCTGCGTCTGATGGAACTTCTGATGCTACGGCTATATATGGTGTTGATGATATTCTAGAAGCTTCATATAGAAATGCTTCTAATGTTGATTCGCCTTTAACAAAAATTAATAGATCTACTTATCAAGCATTAGCTAATAAAACATCTACAGGAACTCCTTCTCAATATTTTGTTCAAAGATTTATTGATAAGGTAACAATTACTTTGTATCTAACTCCTGGAAGTTCAGAAGCAGGTAATTTTATTAATTACTACTATGTAAAAAGAATACAAGACGTAGGTGGTTATACAAATGCAACAGATGTTCCTTTTAGATTTGTTCCTTGTATGGTTTCAGGACTAGCTTTTTATTTATCTCAAAAATTTAAACCTGAAATGACACAACAAATGAAATTATTATATGAAGACGAATTGAATAGAGCATTGCAAGAAGATGGTTCTTCTTCAAGTTCTTACATAACCCCAAAAACTTATTATCCAAATGTCTAATTTTGCTAGAGGAAAATACGCACAATTTATTTCAGACCGTTCAGGTCAAGCTTTTCCATATTCAGAAATGGTTGTAGAATGGAATGGTTCTAGAGTTCATACTTCTGAATATGAACCAAAACAACCTCAATTAGACCCTAGACCTCATGGAGGAGATCCTCAAGGCTTGGTTCAAGCTAGACCAGATAGAGTTGAACCTTCAACACCTAATTTATTACCAGGAAATCCTTTTAGTTTAACTTCTGGATCTGCTGTTGTAACAGTTACAGAGCCCAATCATGGTAGGTCTTCAAGTGATACAGTTGTTTTTAGAAATGTAGATGGATCTCCCGGTGGATTAGCATATACAGTGTTTGAAAATACTTCAGGATTTAGTATAACTAAAATAAACAATAATAGTTACAGTTTTAATTGTGGATCTAATGCAACTGTAACAGAAAAAGCAGGAGGAATGTTTACAACGGCAGGACCCGTAACATTAACACCATAATGGCAGGATTTACATACGCAACATTAACAACAGCAATTCAAAACTACACTGAAGTAGATACTAATGTATTAACGTCTACTATCACAGATCAGTTTATTGATAATGCGGAAATGAGAATTTTAAGAGACGTACCTCTTGATGCATACAAAAAACAATCAACAGGTAATTTAGTTACAGGTCAAAGTACTATTAACGTACCAGCAAAAACTTTATTTGTTAAAGGTGTACAAGTTTATGATTCTACTTCTGCTTCTACAGGCACAAACTCTTGGTTAGAAAAGAAAGATGAAAGTTATTTACAAGAGTATATACCTGCTGAAACAGCAACAGGAAAACCAAAATATTATGCTATGTTTGGTGGAGCAACAGGAGTAACAGATACAACATCTGGAAGATTGTTTATAGCTCCAGTTCCTGATTCGACATATACATTTAAAATTCATTATGAAGCTATTCCTGATGGTTTATCGGGTTCAAATACTACAACTTATGTAAGTCAATACTTTGGAAATGGTTTATTATATGCCTGTTTAGTGGAAGCATATGGCTTTTTAAAAGGACCTGCAGATATGTTGACACAATATGAAAATAAGTATAAACAAGAAGTTGAGAAGTTCGGATTAGAACAACTCGGCAGACGTAAACGAGACGATTACACTGATGGAACGGTTAGGATACCTGTACCTTCACCATCACCGTAAAAGAGGAGATTAAATTATGGCAATATCATCAGCAATATGTTCAAGTTTCAAACAAGAACTTTTACAAGGTAAACACGATTTCGATTCATCAGGTGGTGACACTTTTAAAATTGCATTATATGATTCAGACGCAAGTTTAGGGGCAGCAACAACTGACTATTCTACATCTGAAGAAATTACAAACACGGCTGGATCTGCTTATACAGCAGGTGGTGCTGCATTAACAAACTCAGGTGTTTCTTTATCTTCAACAACAGCTTTCACAGATTTTTCTGATGTGTCTTACACATCAGCTTCTTTCACAGCTAACGGCGCATTAATTTACAACACAACAACAGACGGTGGTTCAAGCACTACTGATGCTGTTGCTGTAATTGCTTTTGGCTCTGATAAAACAGCTACAAACGGAACTTTCACAATTCAGTTTCCAACAGCAGACGCATCGAACGCGATCATAAGATTAGCATAGGAGTAAAGAATGGCTGGATGGGGTAGATTTACCTGGGGCCAAGCTTACTGGGGCGAGGATGAATTACTTGCAACAGGTTGGGGTGCTAAATCTTGGGGTTCTGGTGAGTGGGGAAATCTTGCAGATGAAACTGTAACTCTTACAGGTCAATCAATATCTTCAAGTGTTGGATCATTAACTTTATCAGGAACAGCTTCTATTTCTTTAACAGGAGTGTCTTCAACATTTAATGTTGGTTCAATTACAAATGTTATTAGTGCAGAGTTTGATGTTGCAGGTTCACAATTTACAGCGCAGCCAGGTTCATTAACAATTGATATTGCTGTTACACCAAGTATTACAGGTCAATCCATTACATCAGCAATTGGTGTTATAGATCCTGCTGATCAAATCGTAGGATTAACAAGTCAAATAATTACATCAACACAAGGTACAGCAGTTGCACCAAACGAAGATGTAAGTCCAACAGGTATATCTATGAGTGCTACATTAGGTACTCCAATAGCTTTTGTTGGAACATTAGTTCTACCTACGGGTTTAGAAATTACATCATCTCAAGGCACAGCAGTTGCACCAAATGAAGATGTAACTTTAGGTGGATTAGAAGCAGAATTTGCTTTAGGTCAAATAGAAGGAACAGGTTCAGTAGCTGTTCCGTTAACAGGTGTATCTTCTACCATGACTGCTGGATCAATAGATCCTTCAGATCAAGTTATGGGATTATCAGGAGTATCTTTTAGTGCTTCTGTTGGAACTATAGATCCTAAAGATCAAGTAGTTGGTTTAACTGGTTTATCAATAACTTCTACACTAGGAGCACCATTTATTATTCATTATCAAGATGTTGACACAGGCAATAATACGAATTATAGTAATGTTTCAACGGGCTCAAATACTAGCTATTCGAGTGTTGCAACTGGATCAAATACAAGTTATAACGACGTAGAGGCAGCATAGGAAAATTATGGCATCAACATATACACCACTTGGTATAGAAAAAATGGCTACTGGCGAAAATGCCGGTACATGGGGAACAAAAACAAACGCTAACTTAGATCTTATCGAACAGATTCTCGGTGGATATAAAGCAGTATCAATTGCTTCAGGTGCAACTACTGCACTAACTGTTGCAGATGGTGCACTAACTGGAACAGCTCAAGCTAGAATGATTGAGTTTACAGGTACTATTAGTGAAAATAAAACTGTTACTATTCCTTTAGACGTAGAAAATTTTTACATTTTAAAAAATTCAACATCAGGTTCTTACACAGTTCAATTTAAATACGCATCAGGATCTGGTGATACATTTACTTTTGCAACAACAAATAAAGGAACAGCGATTCTTTTTGCAACAGCAAATGATGGAACGAATCCTGACATTATTCAAATTCAAACAGGTGGAGATGTTGTAGATGATACATCACCTCAACTTGGTGGTAACTTAGATACAAACAATCAACAAATTATTACAGTTTCAAACAGAGATTTAGATTTATATCCAAACGGTACAGGTGCTGTTGAAATTGGTGGTAACACAAATCCTGG